AGAACCGGAACTCATCGTTGACACAAGAATCAGATCGCCTGGTTCCAACATAGGACCAAAGCTGTTGAAGTAGCCGGACCCTTTAACCGTTGATAAAGCGTCCGTTGTTTTGTAAGCAAAAACCTGTGGGGCTTTTCCGCGAAGGGATTGTCCGCCTACGGGTGTAATAGTAGCATTACTGAAAGACATAGTTTATTCTCCTCGTTCTTTGGTGTTGACTTTATAAACGCCTTCGTTGTCAATCACAACAGCACCGGCAGAGAACAACCCATTTGTCAACCAGGATGTTTTTTCCGGGATGTAGTTGATTTCTGTGTGCATATCGTGGCCGATTGCTAAACCGACAGCGTCTTTATGCCAGGCAAAATTTGTCCGAGTATTAGATGCAAGAGGCAAACCACCTTCTTTACGGGTACCAATGATTTTGAATTTGAATCTTGCAAATTCCGTGATGCTACCCGTTTGAATTCCTCTTAATGTAGAATAATCGGCAGAAGTAATTTTTGGGTCTAACAAAGCATCTTGCAATGCTTGAGCAGAAATTGCAATATAGCGGTTGCCATCATCAGGAACATTGGCATCGTTCATCAAGCGTTGTGCTTCCAACAATTTTTTAATATTAAAACCACAAGCAGATGTTCCAGTACCTTCTTGAACAGTAGCGGCGACAACTTTGTTGTTTGCACCGATGTTCATGGCATCAATAATCAATTGGTCCATACGGCGACCCATAGCATTCGCAACAGCTGTTGCTAATTCTTTCTTTTCGTCATAGGGCAATTTTTCCAAATCTAACACATCCGAATATTCACCAGCTGAATAGTCTTTTAATGTAGCCGTGACATTTGCATGAGAAATGTTCATCGGTGTGATGTCAGATTGTGGGATGCGTTCAGTAGCAACGCCTTGACCCAATGTGAAGAATTTGTGTGAGGAACCGTTCACGCCAGTTTTCACACGGACAGCATCCCGAAGCGTTCCAGCCGCTTGATACGCTGCCTTAACCATTGCATCAAAAGATGTAATGAAGTTTGTTGAGGCTTGAATACTCATTTTTGTTTTCCTTTTTTTAAGTTAAAATTAAAGTTAAAGACACAAAAACAATAAGAGGCTGTTTCACTTTGGGCCGACTAGGTCGGGGAAGCCATCGCTTCACAGGTTATTTATTTTTGATTTCGTTGTGCCGGCTTTCACGGCGCAAAGGTCAGACTTGCAGATATTGCGGTCGTCCGGCTTTTGCTCTCCGGGTAAGGAGTTCATCAACCTTGCGCAGGGTTGCTTCATCGCCTTCCTGGTATTTCTTTGAAGCTATCATCTGTTGAATCTCACGATCAGAAGGTAAGCCGTCATCAATGGAATCCATTGTCGGAATATCAGACCCACCCATAACAGAACGAAGCTTGTTCAGTGCAATAACAACATCCGCAGTTGTCGCCACACCTTCAATTGCTTGTAAATCATTTTCAGACCAAACACCCTGTGCGACCATGGATTTTCCCCAGCTGTTGACAGCACGGACCACGGCGGTCGCATTTGTGCCGATCTTTTCCAGTTCTTCGGTCTTATGTGCTTCTATTTCTTCGGGTGTTGGTTCGGCATCGTTGGCCGCAAAGCCACCGGTTGCCTTGATAAATTCGTTCAAAATCTTGTTGGCCTTTTCATTGCTCAACCCGGAAGAATGCGCCACTTGCTTGAATGCTTTCAACATGGCATCATCTTCATTGACTTCAACGCCTTCTTCAAATTGGAAGTCGTAATCATCCGGGGACTTCGGGGCTTTATCTTCGCCCTTGGCCAACTTTGTCCGCAGACCTTTGACGCGATTTTGTTCCTGTTCAAAGGCCTTCAATAGCATTTCAGAATTGACTTGCTTATTGTCCGCATCCCAACAATCTTCCGGTAGGAATTTGGGCTTTTCACCGGGAAGCGTTTCACTTCCGGTTGTTTCCGTGTTGGGTTCACCACTCGGATTTTGTGGTGTTGTGTTTTCAGGGGCTTGTGTGCCTTCCTGTTCAATGTTTTCATTCTCAGCCATAGTTTTCACTCCTTGTTGTTTTTGTTAAAAAATTCAATTTGTTCTTCAATGGATTGGACAACCATCGCTTGACCTTCACGAATGAAGCCCCAGCGAATACTATCCAAGACATCCAGCTTTGGATTCCATTTGCAATTTTCAACATAGATGTTGCGCAAGTGAGAAAGGACTTGCTTTCCTTCATCCGTGGAAAATACCTGTTTCATCAAGGAACCGATCTTCATCCGTTCCGTGAATGCTTTGTCAAATTCCGCTTTTTGTTCCGGTGTCATTCCCGGGTCAAATTCATCAGCCATTTGTAGATACCCCCATTTGTTGTGCTTCAAGTTGTGCTAATTTTTCCGCAACCCGTGCCTTGATTTGGTTTTTCAATTCCTGTTTGTCGGTGTCATCTCGCAATAAAGTTCCAGGTGAACCGATTTTTTCGCAAATCCAGGACGGGACATCTTCCAACATAAACGACAATTCAGCCAACGCCGGGTCAATGCCAGCGACCATTTGATATGCTTGAACAAACTTTTGAACATCCTCAATTGATTGCTGTTGTGCGATCGGGCTTAAAACCTGGACTTGAACAAAGAAGCTGTCAATGTCAAATCCTTTGGGCAAAACAAGCAATCCCTTCTTTTCTAAAATTTCAATCACTCGGCGGAATAATGGAATCACATATTCAAAGATAAGCCGTCCATAAGATGCGCCGATGTCGGTGGCCAAAGTCTTGACGCGTTCCGCAATTTCCAAAGCAGAACGAACAGGACCGTTTTCTTGTGGCAAGCGATTGTCCAACATGATTTGACGGATTTGGTCCTTCAAATCGTTCAACATAAATTCTTGAACCTGGAAATCACCGGTCTTTGGCAATGGCTCAATTGTCCGTCCTTCCGGTCCGCCGTTCCGTTGCACCGCAATGAATGCACCTGGCTTTATTTTGACCGTGTTCGGATTAAATACGCCGTCATTGATGACCGTATAAACGCCAAAGACGCTAAGAGCAGCCAAGCGCAATGACAACTCTTTCATCTTGTTCAATGTTTTGATGTCGGGCAAGGCCATCAAGACGGGACCCACTCCTATCGCGAAGCCCGGGATTTTCATCCACCGCGGAATAATGACCGGGCAAGTTTTACTTTCGGAGTGATAAATCACTTCTTTTTCGCTTTCTAGCAAAACCTCATAATGCCAAATGAACATGTCGTAGTCATAATAAAAACATTCCTTGACCTCAACTTCATCATCGGGCTTGTCCTGAATAGCATCGGACAATGTGGATGAAATTTCAGCTTTACGCCATGTTTCTTTGATTAAACGATGTTTGATTTTGCGTTGGCGAACAATAAAGTCAATAGTCCCATTTTTACCTTCAAGGAATCCCATTTGCATGATAGGCGCAGACAGGAAATTCAAAGGCATCGTTTCATCGCCTTCAAGGCAGAACAGAATCCCAGTTCCTTTGCCGAGTTCACGATACATTTCAGGCGCAGCTGTATTGAAGTTTGACGCCGCTAAATTGGCAAAGATGATGTCGGTAATACTTTCAAGGGCTTTGTCAATCTTGTCCCGTTTATCTTCTGGAACCGCAGGACCAACATGGAGTTCAGCCCAGCGTTGAAATGGTGGTGTGAATTTACTCACCATCGTGTTGACAAAGTTATTTGACGCAATCATCGCCGTGCTGTCATACGACTTTGTGGCCGTTGTCAGTGTTTGCGCTGATGAAGTGCTGTTCAAATATGATTTAGAGAAAGGATTTGTGTATTCATCAGCATCTTCCAATAGCGACCTATTCGCTTCTATTTCAGCGCGCGAACGCTTGACGCGTTCAATAAGTGCTTCAATTTTCAGTCTGCTCATAATTTTTTATCCTAATGTATTGCGAGTTGATGGGATGCTTTCATCGGAAATTAAAGATTGGACACCAGTATTACGGCGCATTCTTAAAGCCGCGTCCTGTTGCTTTTTTAAGAGCTTTTCCTTTTCTTTTGCTTCGGCTTCTTGTTTTTTTTGCAAAGCAAGAGTTTCCCCGGCAATTCTTGTTGATGGTTTTCTAAATGCTTGTGTCATTTTGTCCCTCTATCCCAAAATTTTTCGCATAAATTGTTGAATCGTTTCATTTGAAATCAAAGAATTTTGGCTTCTTGCGCTTTTTTTCTTTTTAATATCTTCCGCAAGGGCCGCAGCTTCTTTGTCATGTTTGGCAGCCTTTTCCTTTTCTTTTGCTTCGGCTTTTGCCTGTTTCTTCGCAGCTTCGGCTTTGAAGGTGCTTGCGTAAGCATTACCACCAACGGCTTTACTTACTTTACCAACAGCCTTTTTTAATGTTCTACCCAATCCCATTTAAAAATCCTTTTGAAAAATTATTGTTCCGCCATTTCTTACTAAATATTGAAACAGCCCTTTTGGCGAAACTATAAAAGGGTTTTCAATTCTTAAAATCGCTTTGACGATGGACACGCAGGTCATAATCCCACGCCAACGGAATCTTGTTCCGAAATCTTTTGGCATTGGATATTTGACGATCGCCGTTCCATCAAAATTCTTCCAATTGTCAATTTCCTTTTGAACGCTTGAACCTTTTAAGATTGCAAGACCACCGGCCAATTGTTCGCAAACAATGCTTTTGTCCCCATCATCTATGAGGGCCAAACAATGCGACCAATTCCGGTTGCATACCAAATGCCAAGGCGCAGAAATCGGACCGCGCCGCTTATCAAAGAAAATGTATGC